TTCACGAAGGAGATCCGGCTGTTTTCGGGAGGATGGACCACGAAACGCTGATAGGTGGCGTCCTTCTCGTCGCGCGGGTTGAAGACCACCCAGATTTCGGAATTTTCGGCGCGGATGGTCGGGATCAGCGTGTTCCAGGAGTGCTCGGAGACGCTTTCGGCCTCCTCGACGTAGGCGATCGCGATGTTTTCAAGGGATTTGATTTCGGACACGTTGTTGTGCAAGCCGCGGAACATGAAGACCGAACCGTTGAAACAGCGTATCTCTGATTCCGTGAAGGTGAAATAGGCGGAAAGCCCGAACCGGTTCACGCTGTCCTCGATCACCCTTTTGATGGAATCGCGGATCGTTACCTGATACTCCCGGCAGCACAGGATGCGGACCGGTTTTTGCAAGGCTCGGATGATCAGCCCCTCGACCGCCGCCCATGATTTGCCGCTGGCCCGGCCCCCATACGCCACCCGGTAGCGGCGGTGTTCCGGCGAAAAGAACAGCCCGAGCTTCGGCGGCGGAGGCGGGAAACTAATGGCCGCCGGCCGGCTTTCCGTCGTTTTTCTCATCGTAAATCTCCGGGGAAATGGTTACGGTCAGCGGGGCTAGCGGCGCGCCGTCCTTGCCGGTGAGTTCGGTTTCGGTGCGGGTGGTGTAGCCGCGCTTCTTGCCGATGGTCGAAGTGACGTACTTGGCGGCCTCCAGCCGCTCGCCGGCGGAGGCGGAGATGCCGCCGTTCAGGATGCGGACCAGTACGCTTTCGGCGCTGTCCAGAAGCTCGTCGCGCCCCTCTTCAACAATCTTCTTCGCCTCCGGGTGGCGGTCGATGAAGCGGTAGAGCGCGCCGCGCGAACAGCCGAGTTCACGCGAGGCGGGCTGGATAAGCCCGTAGAATTTGCGCAAAACGTTCGCGACTTCCGCGACGGTGTACCGGTTTTCCAGATTCCGGTATGATTTTTCGATTCCCATGTCCAAACTCCTTGAGTTTTCATTTTTTCGCGTTATATTGAATGGCGGTGTACGGTTCAGCGTCTCCATCGTGTTTGACAATCGTGCGTACCTCTCTGCCGCAATGGAGTCTACGGTTCAGGGAGTCCTTTTTTTCTGATATTGAGGTTATTTTCCCATTTGCTCACGTTTTTTACCGCGATGAATCCCCGTACGACCTTCGTTTCCGCATCGGCGAACACGACCATTCCGCTCCGCTTCCCGGTTTGATGCAGGAATGCAATCTGAGGCGGGTTGTCCCCTTTCAGCATGAAAATCCCCCTGTTTGCCTTCCGTGCGGCGGTCACGGCCTGACCGAGATGGTACAGTCTCTCCGGACTGGGGCCGCGGAGGCGGCCTTTCCCGTCCATGTATTTGCGGTTCAGCCTGGAGGTGAACTTGACATGATATCCGCCGGCAGCCTTTACGGAAAAACCGGATTTCAGGGCGTTCGCGGCGGCGGAACGGCTGATCGTCCCCGTCGTCCCGTGCATGATCGCGTTCTTCCCGATTGCGCTCCGCGCGCCTCTTCCGCCCATGGTTCGTCCTCCCTCGGTTACATCGCTCCGTACCGGAAACCGGTATCCGCCAGCCGGTCCAGAATCTTCCGGGCGTCGGTTTCTTTGCGGGCGAACTCGTAATCTCTTTCGTACCGCCTGAGCGCGTCGGAGGCTTTCCGCGCGATCAGCGGATTTTTGTTCTGGGCGTCGAACGTATGTTGAGCATAGCCGGAGATCGCATTGTTTCGTAGGGTTCTGGCGAAACTGATCTGTCGCTCGCTTCCTCCGGTGATTTCACCGAGGCCCCGCCGGACCTGTTGATAAACCTCATTGGCGGAGCCGTACCGCCGCCCCGCGCCGCTCGAACTTCCTCGTCCACCCATGTTCACTTCTCTCCTACCTTATTGCGTATTTAGCGCCGCGTTTAACTCGCGGCGAGTATGCTTGATAACTTCCTGCTGCTTCCACTATGTCTTTAAATGTTTCAGTATGACCGGATGCTGTTTTTACCGTTATACCGTTCTTGCCTTTTTTATAAATTTCAACTCCTCCATTTGCCCCCTGGAAAGCAACAGTTTTTCCGGATTCCAAACTCGACCTTATGGACAGAAACACTTTTTTTTCAGCCTTGGGGCTTACTGGAATGCTTTTAAAGGAAAATGATCCTGAACCTCTTCCACCCATTTTATTTTTCCTTTCGCGTTTTCGCCCTCGCGGCGAATTGCGCCCCGAAGGTGTCGTTTTCGTAACTTCTGAACGGCACGTTGCCGCACGCTTCCGACATCGGCTTGCCGTACATCAGGATCAGCGCCGGCTTCACCTTTTCAATCATCGCGGCCATGCCGTCTTTGAAAACCCGTTGCGCTTCCCTGTCGCGCATCACGCCGACCGTCGAAACGGCGACGTTTCCACCCTCCGGCAACCCGTCGAAACAGAACGCGTATGTTTCCGGCTCCGCCCACGAAACGGTCGGGATCACTCTGATCCCGGCATCCTGCATGATCTGGCCGATCAGGCGCGAGCGGTAGACGTTCCAGACCTTCATCGCCATCGGCATGTCCATGTACAGCGAAAAGTCCGGCGTGAACGCGCAATCAAAAAAGCACAGCCTGTCAACGTATTCATGCGGACGGTTCCAGATGCACTCAAAACGGTAGTCGTCGATGAAGAAATGGACGCCGCAATGATGTTCTTTCGAGCTTTTCGCCGCGTTGAAGTCGATCAGCCGCTCCGGAACGTGGGTTTCCGGCTCAAGCGCCGGCATCTGGTAGAATCCGGCACAGCGGAACGGGTCGAATTCGTGCAGAAGGTACTTGTTGAACGTATTCTCGCGTCTGTCGCCGTAATAGCCGTCATCCTCCGCCGGCGGTTCTTCCGGCTCCTTTTCGGGCGGGAGGTCGATTCCCCAGTCGGTCAGCTCCTCCGGTTCCCAGCCGTCCGCTTCGATCGCTCCGAAATCCCACTCGGAGCTGTCGGAACAGGCGTTGTCGGCGAGCGCCAGCCGTTTCCGGCGCGGATCGTCCGGCCCGATGTCGTCGCGGATCACCGCGATCAGCTCGGAGCCGTCGGTGTGGATCTCCCGGATCGGGACGCCGAGCTTTTGCGCCCGGTTCAGCGTGCCGCTTCCGGCGATGCTTTCGCCGGTGTTGTCCAACAGGATCGAACGCCCGGCGCCGTTTTCAGCGAGGCTCCGGCTGATCAGGTCGAGATTCTTCTTCGAGTGTTTCCGGTAGTTGCGGGAGTCCTCGCGGTATTGCGCGCGCGGAGTGTGCCGTTCGGGTACGACCGCGTGATCTTCCGTGATATTCTGTGATGTCCTGTGACTGTTTGTGATATTTCCCATACTCACCCCCCTGTAGTCCCCCCTCTCTTTCCCGCGGATTGCCGGAACCGGAGCGACCGGGTAAAATTTTCATGATTTTTTTGAAACGCCGTTTTTCACTGTCCCATTTTTCCCCAACTTCCGCCTCAGAATCTGTCCCATTCTGGCGGCTTTGCTTTTGGAGATGCCGAGTTGCGCGGCGGTGCTCCGTACCGAGCAACCGTCCAAAAACATAATCTTGTAAACCGCGAACTCCTCCGGGGTGAGTCCGAGCAACTTGTCAGGCTTCGCCACCGGGGTTTTCAGCCCGAGTTCCCGGGTCATCATGTTGGTGACGCCCTGCCGGAGCTCCTTGCTGACGGCAGCGCGGGTGACGCCGCGGGAGCGGGCGATCTCGGACTGATTCTGATACAGGTAGATCCGCCGGATCAGCGCATCGAACAGCTTCGGATAATCGAGGTAGAGAAATGCCACCCGGTTCAACGCTTCGAGTATTCCGGTGCGGACGGGGGATTCGCCGCCGGGGTCTGTTTCCGGAAGAAAAGCTCTCTGCATCGCTTCGGCGGCATCCGCCTGTTCAAGATTTGCGATATGCCTGACGCCATTGTGAATTGCGAGTGTTTCCTTTTTCTCCCGGATCACATCAATACCGCAAGCATACCACTGGCAACGGTCCGGACAATTGAGACATTCCTTTCCGTAACATTGTTCGATATTTTTGGGTTCTTTTTCTTTTTTCACAGAAACCTCCCTTGAATTTATCGACAGATGGATTATTTTTCATTCAAGGGAGTTTCCCATTCCCCATCACCCCGGCAGCCACCGGGGTATTTTATTTTGTCAGCTTTCTATTGAGTCCCATACCCGGAACTTGAATCTATCACGGTTCATTCTTCTTTTTTTCCTTTTGAATTTGCATCCCGGCTTGAACGAGTGCATTTTCACGCATCCGCCAAAATCGTCACTGTAATGAACACATTCCCGGCACCGCATCTCATTCTTTTCCTCCTGAATCAGATTCCACAGGTCCTCGAAGTTTTTGCCGGAGCGCTTGATGCCATTTTCTGTCCAATCGAACGTTTCGCCCTCGTCAAGGTGTTCCAGCGCCCATGAGAGTGTGGTGTATTGGTACTCGGACACCGGCAATTTCAGTTCCTTTTCGCACTGTTTCACAATCTGCTCACGGATCTTCCACAATGCTTCGGTTCGTTTGGAATCGATGTCGATACCGAAATCGATCCAGACATCAGTCTCTTTCTTAAGCTCCGCCCGGATGCCGAGCAGAAACAGGAACATTTCCTTATTCATTTTTGCCCTTCCTGACCGTCACAATTCTGGCGATGAAGTTATTGCCGAAGCATCTAATATCTTCGTGGTCGATTTTGACCTCGATCACCGTTTCGCCGGTTTTCTGAAGAAATTCAATTGCTTCCAGAACTTTGCACACCCCGCTTTGCAAGCTGGTATTTAAACTGATCTTGTGATAATGCCTACCGAACATCGTCGTCCCCCTTCACCTTGAGCCACAGCCGGAGCGCGGCGGTTGCCGGATTGGCGTCTTTTCCGTTGGTATTGTTGTATCCGATCCAAAACATATCCTCCTCGTCATCATCTCTGCTCGGCATAAGGGAAAGAACACAAAATTCATCTTCTGGTGTATCAATTGTTTCCGGAAGAACCCTGAATATCTCCGCCAACGTCGGGGCGGGTACTTCCGCCTTCAGAACTGCTCCCAGCCCCGGCAGTATAGAGGAGAATTGATCCTTCAATATACGCGGTACAACATTCCCGAAAGAACTTTCATCCTTCGCCCAATATAACCACACCAGCACGGAATCTTCAAACTCCCCCGCCGGGATACGCTTGCACAGCTCCAGCGGCGGGACGATGTCCTTCAATTCGCTCATTTGTTGTTCTCCCCATCAATTATATTGAATTTGCAATCCTGATACACCTTCGTGCGGGAAATGATCTCCATCTCCGGTTTTGCATCGTAAAGGAACATAAAAATTATCCCCGCCCATATCGCGACATCATTTTTTGTCCAACACCCTGCCACCACGATCAGCGCAAATGCGAAGTAGGGCAAAACGGCGGGACGTACATCAGAAATATTGAGTTCATGCTATTCTTGTTCCTTGCTTGCCTCAATCTCATCTTCAATTTCATTCCAACGATCCCAGTTCGGATCATCAGATTCTACAATACGCCACTGTTCTTCGCGAAGATGCGCCAGATAAACCGCTGCTTTCAGTGCTTCTTTCTGTGCTTGTTTGCTCATGATTCATTCCTCAAACGGATTTCCGAGTTCCCGAAGGAATTCCAGTTGTTCCGCGCGTGCGGCAACACGGACATCAGCGACGGCATAGGCGGCAGCATAGCTGGCGGCATAAACGGCATCATAGGCATGGTCGGCAGCATGGACGGCGGCCCAGGCAACATAGGCCGCGGCCCAGGCAACATCACAACAGAAGGAAGTAGCGTGCTGAGCGGCATCGACGGCGGCCGCCCAGGCCGTAACGACGGCAGTCTCGCGTTCACTATCTGTCGCCAACCCATCCGCCCACGCTTCGGCAACTTCGACCGCGCGGCGGCTTCGCTCATCAGTCATCCTGCCCCATGCCTGCCGAGCACATCGGCAAGCGAATTTCACCAGTGTTTTCGGAGCAAGCACTCCGGTTTGGCCAATTATCTGAATCGCCCATTCGGCGCTATGTCGATTCCCTTCCTCTCCCCGAAGCAGCGCGGCATAGCAATCGCGCATGGTCTCAAATTTCATGATAAAATGCCCTTCCATGATGCCTGCAGGGTATTTTTCGCAAAACTCTTGCGTAGTCAGATTTTTCATTCCTCACCCCTCGCTTTCTTTAAGAGTTTGTCAATCGCTTCAACCGTTCGACCAAATCGACCATCCTTTTCCATAACGTCCCGAATCTCTTTCAACCCTTCGTACATCTCCGGCGCGGCGGCAATCAGCGCCGCGTTGGCCTCTGCTTTTTTACCATAACAAGTACAGGCTTTCCTTCGATCTTTGACTTTCTCCGCGATGACCATACATACTACAATCACGATCATGACGACCACGACAAGCGCGACGACCGAAAGACCGATGATATCGCTCAATGTAATCACAATCATTGTTTTACCTCCTGCTTGAGATATTCAATCGCTGCTGCAACGGCTGCTTCCCGACTTTTCATACGAATAACCGCAATGTTATGCCATCTAAATTCCCACATCCCATTGTTGTTAGATACCATTCCTTCCGCCAACACCTCTGGATTTTCAACGATCACGTCGAAGTTTGTTTTCCTGTAAAATCCCTCCGGCTTCCCGCGATGGTGGCAGTCCATACAGGTGGCATCACCATCGATCCGGCGCTCTTGAGAAATACGCTCAGACCTACACTTCGGACATTTCATTCTCCCGCTCCTTTCAACGCCTTTTCTGCATACCGTTTGACGGTTGAGAACTCCACGCATGATGGCGCGGGAATCCTTTTCTCGTATTCACTATCTGCAAATTTCGCAATCTCTTTCAGCGCCTCCCGGAGCTGGTTGCGTTCTGCTTCCAGCTCCGCGATCCGGGCCCTGCGTTTCATGTCATCGTTTTTCATACTTTGAACTTCCCGAACAAGGGCGTCCTGTACCATGATTCCGGTATTCGGCATAATCTGCACGCAACGGTCGTCCCATAATTCAATCATCTTCCAATCCTTTTCACAGGTAACTGGAAGTTGTCTGCCGAATACTCGAAAACACCAGCGAGTGTACTCCCGAAGAAAGATATCGATATCTTCTTGTGACTGGATGGAACAGACTCGCGCAGTAAAAATCCGCACGTCCTTCCCCACCGCCAGCCACGCCCTCACCCGTTCTGTCATCGGAGCAATCGGTTCCCCGATATGCCCCATGCCTTGCCAGCCAAGATATTCCGCAAGCGTTCCGTCAAGGTCAACCCCAATCCATCCTTCGCTCATCTCGTCTTCCTTTCGACGTTTTCTGTTAGTTTGCGGGCTTCCACCAATGCCTTGTCCCAATATCGTTCGCTTTCATCCAGAGACTCCTGAAGCCGTCGTGCCAGTTCACAATAGCCAAGCGCGGCTGTCCTCATTTGTTCCAATTCCTTTTCCAGCTCCGCGATCCGGGCGGCCTGCTTCATGATTTTTGCATCGCGTTCCGAAAAAGTTCTTTTGCAATCTTTACAATACAGAAGATTATTCCCTGTATGGTAATATGCAACGCTTGTCGTTCCCTCACAAAACGGACACTTCTCTTCGCTCATCTCATCTTCCTTTCGACGTTTTCGATCCTCATTCCTATCCATCGCATGACGTTCACGCACATCGAATTGCCGCAAGCCTTGTAACGCGGGCTGTCGGGACACTCCTCTGCCGGTTTGCCTCTCCACGGAATCCGGGTCCAATCATCCGGAAACCCCATTAAACGCTCACATTCGCGCGGCGTCAGACGGCGGACGGTCGCGGATTGAAGAACATCCGGGACCTGATCGCTTCCGCTCATAAACGACGCAACCAACGGCAGATTGTTGCCCCCGGTTCCGGCTTTTGCGGAGAGAACCGGGGCGCAATCGATCTCTCTGATCCGACTGTCCTGAGCGTGGTTCTCGTAGCATACCGCCGGTTCTCCGTTCCGGTTCGCCATCAGCGTGTGGCAGCAATCAACACCGATCGGCAGGCCTTGCGATGGAGAAGCCGCCCAGCGGAACGCGATCGGCGCCTCGTGATCGCATGGCAGCGCTGGAGAAACCGCTTCGGATATTTCCGCATTTGCCTGGCCGTGCGCCATAACCAGCGTCGGCCTGTTCGCGTTTTTGCACCGGGTATCCACCGTTGCGGATACCGAGCCGGAAATGGCTCCGTTATATCCATCGACTCCCAACGCGTTCAGCGGCTTTCCGCCGATTCCGACAAAAGTGTGCTGTTGCTCTTTCCCGCTTGCGCCTCCAGTGCTTGCAGTAACGCTTCTGGCAACGCCCGTCCCCGCTTCGCGGCGCGGCGGAGAATCCCGGTGCAGGCATCCCGGCTCAAATAATACTTCTGCGGGATATTGCCACTCTCCAAGATATCCGACAACGAACACACGCCTTCTTCTTTGCGGAACGGCACGAGGGTATCCGTCCACTCGCACGTATTGAGCGTCCAGCACTCGCCATGCGCAAGAATACCCGATTTCATCAATTTTCCGGAGGAACGCTCTAAAATCCTCTCCTCCGTTAGTGCTAAAAACGCCCGGCACATTTTCCCAGACGAACCACCGGGGGCGCATAGTTTCAAGAAGTCGGCAATAGGCGAGGCAGAGGGCGCTTCGGGGATCGCCGAGGCCGCCCTGCTTTCCCGCGACGCTGAATCCCTGACAGGGAGTTCCTCCAACCAGAAGGTCAACTGTTCCACGATATTTTTCTCCAATGATTTTTGTCATATCGCCGAGGTTCTGCACTCCGGGGAAACGCTGTTTCAGGACTTCACAGGGAAACGGTTCAATCTCACTGAACCAGATCGGTTCCCAGCCGAGCGGCATCCACGCAAGGGAAGCCGCCTCGACGCCGGAGCAGACACTGGCGTATCTCATTTCACCCTCCTTACCAGCTCGCGGATTCCCTCCGCGCGGCACCATGCTTCCAGTTCCCTGAAACGACGGCGGCGGGCGGCGGCATGTGCCTCCTCTTGTGCCCGCTGCTTTCGCTTCTCCGCGGCCGCTGCCGGGTCGCACCATTTCGCCTCCGGATGCTTCTTGTGGTACCATTCGAGGGCAACCTCCCGGAGGCACTCCAGACAGTAATGCCGCTTTGGAACTTTGGGGCGTATTTTGCAACGCTGGCATATCGGTTCTCGTGGTCTGCTCATTTCGCCGCCAGCTCCTTCAGCAGCGTCTTGATCTTGTCAGCCATCGCCTCTGCCTCCTCCTCGGTGCGAAAGAAGTTGCCATAATCTCGCATGGCGCGGTCATACTTATCGCCATAAAAAAATCTGTTATGTATCGCACCATTCTCCAAAATATAAAAATAATTATCACCCGTTTGAGGCCACGGCTTTTCGTAACCTTTTCCATTGGTGGTATTGTACTCGTTGACGGCTTCACTGATCCGGGCGAACTCTGAGGTGGTGCAAACAATCTCGATGTTATCTTTGTTAGAGCAAAATCCGCAACAGTACAGCCGGTTGGCGCCTTCCCATGCAGGGGAGGAAACAGACACAAGCTCAATCCCGTTTGAGGATTTGAAAGTATCAGGAGCGGTCTGCTGACAAAACTCGTTTCCACGGTGCGTTTGTTCAACAATTTTAAATATCACCCAGTTACCTTCGTTCCTCAACACGCCAAGCTCGATGTGACGCGGTGGTTCTTTGACCTCCTCAAAAATAAACCCACCAGTAATGCAATTACTCGATTCGGTAGAACAAAGTCGAACATCCTGAAAAGCACAACCTTTACAAGTTTCTAATCTGACCTCAGGCACCGCCCGGTACTTCTTGCCGTTGAACTCGATCACGTCGTCAACTTTCAATATCTTCTGTTCCATTTTTAGTTTCCTTTTCGGTCATACCCTGTAAATACTCATTCGCTCATCGTCGATTAAGCGGTCGAAGCGGCTGATTACCGCATCGCCGGTGTCGCCGTTCTCGAACCGCTGGAGAAGCGGGGCAAGGTCCTTGTTCGATGTGATCCACAGCCGGGTAGCCGCTCCTTCATACACCGCATTGACCAGCCGGTACAGCAGCTCGCCGCCGGTTTCGTTGAGCTTCCGCTTGGCGATATCGTCGATCAGCAGAATTTCGCTTTGGCGCAACAGTTCACGCACAAAATCCAGCCCTTCCTGTGCCGATTTCTGCATCGCGGCGGCGTATTCGAGTGCCAGCTCCGGATAATCGCAAAACCGGCACCGCTGCCCGGCTTTCGCTTCCAGCAGCAGGTTATACGCGGCGGCGCGGGTTTTGCATTTCCCGTTTGCGCCGATCACCAGCAGATTCCGGTCGCGGTGATCGCGGATGAACCGCGCCAGCGTACCGTTGCCTTTCGCGGCATCCCACTGCCGGAACTCCGGCGGAACTCCGGCGCTCTCGATCCGTCGCATCGCTTCCCGGCGGTCCGCCTCCTGTTGATTGCGCTGCCGGATCTTCTCCGAACATGCCGCACACAGGCCGGGCGTTTTGTTCCGGAAAATATCCAGCATCCAGCGCGGAAACGAAACCGGGACCTTCTCCTCCGCGCCGCATTGCGGGCAGCGGCAGGTCACTTCCGTGCTGACCTCAGTGTCGCGGAACATAGCGTTTTGCATTTTTGTCATCTCCTCTCAACCATGATTTCGGCGGTTCATCGTAGCCGCCGTTTTCAAACCATTTCCGGCTTGAAACGATGAAACGATGCTCGTTTTCCGGCCATTGGGCGGTGGCGGCGGCATATTGCTCAGTCGCCTGTTCGATTCGAGAAACCGCCTCTTCCAGCGAGGCGCCTTTCTCGATCTTGCCGAAGATGGCTTTCATGATCGCCGCTTCCGTCAAAGGAGGCTCCGACAGGCGGGGA